AGCGAGTAGGAATTCACCAGGCCGAGGACGACGTTGAGGACGCGCTTTTCCTTGTTGTAGCCCAGCTTGAAGCCGGTCTCGCCGGCCGCCCTCAGGCCCTGGCCGGTGCGGTCGAAGAAGATCATCTCCTTGGTCACCGAGACGATCAGGCCGTACTTCGTGGTCGACGGCGTGGTGACGTAGCGCTCGCCGAAGTTGGCCTCGGGGTAGGGCATGCCGGGGTGGATCGGCTCGCCCTCGCTGACGACGTGCGACAGCCACGGCATCTTCTCGCCGTCGAGCGTGGTCGGGACGCGCTCGGTCAGCTGCTCGCTGACGAGGGTGGCGTTTTTCCACCCCTCCAGGATGCGGTTGTAGAAGATCTGGCCGGTGATGTTGGAGAAGGCGGTGACGTCCACGCCCTCGCCGGCTTCCAGGACGTCGACCGTGCCGTAGCGGGCGGTGGCGGCGGGGTTGAGCCGCCGGACCCAGTTCTCGCCGCAGAAGGCTTCAGCGAGCTCGCGGAGGCTGAAGTCGGAGGGCTTGAATTCGCCGCTCTTGACGCCTTCGGAGAGCAGGCGGACGCACTCGGCAGGGCCGAGCGATTCGTAGAGCTGTCGCAGGTTCTGGCCGAGCATGGGGCAATTCCTCTTTCGGGAGTCCGGTCGTGCGGCGACAAACGGCCGAACTCCCGGTACCGAACGTTTTGAGAGGTGGGTTCCCGCCCCGGCCGGGAGGTGAGAGGCCGGGGCGGGAACGGGAGGGAAGGAGGAGTGGCCGGCGGGAAGGGTGTCGCGTCAGGAGTGTTGCCGGCCGAGGGGCCGCGGTCGCTCGCAACCACCGTGAGACGGGTGGCTGTCAGTTGAAGCCGAGGTTGAATTTCGCCGCGAAGATCTCGACGTGGACCGTCGACGCGCCGGTCACGGCCCGGGTGACCCGGCCGATCGCCTGGTTCTTGGCCGAGACGGCGGCGAGCTGCTGCGGCAAAAGTGCGTTGCCGGCCGCCTTGTCCGGGCCGACGAGGTCGCCGGCGTTGAAGCTGGAGTTGGCCGCACAGGCGAACTCGAAGACGCCGCCGGTGTCGACGCGGAGCAGGCCGTCCTTGATGCCGTAGGCCTGCGGGTTGGAGCCGTCCCAGCGCTGGGCCGAGACGCCCGCGAAGACGGTGGCGAAGTTTTGCTGCGTGGTGGCCAGGTTCGTGGTCCAGGCGAAGGCGTCGGCGGCCTTGACCTTGAAGCCGTCGGAGCTGTCGATCCAGCACAGGTCGCCGATGGAGATCGGAAAGGCGCCGCCGCCGGTCGTCGGGTCGAAGGCGATTTGCACGGGCGCCGTGTCGCCGTGGCGGTAGCGGAAGTTGTCGTTGCCGAGGCTCATGGCTTAGGCCCCCTTTCGGAGCTGCTTGGCGAATTCCTTGACGTCCATCCGGCCCCCCGCCCTGGGGGACGAACTGCGGGGCAGGCGCACGCCGGCCAGCCGGCGGCGGTCTTCGATCAGCGCCCGCATGGCGCGCTCGTCGGGGGCGTGAATCAGCTGCTCCAGGAACAGGCCGCTGAGCAGGGCGGGCGGGAGCTTGGCCAGTTTGCACATCCGCCGGGCCCGGGCGCGGCGAACGCGGAAGCGTTCCCGGGCCCGTAGCCGGTCGAACTGTTCGGCCAGGCGGCGCACGGCCGGGTCGCGGTGGCTGCGGAACACCCGGGCGCTCTCGGCCGACTCGCCCTTCTTCCCCGCCAGGCTGTCGCCGTCGTCGCCGGAATCGTCGCCGCCGTCGTCCGTTTCGAGTGACTCGTCGTCGTCCTCGATCTCGTCGGGGGGCGAATCGGCGGGGTCGTCCATCAGCTGCAGGGCCTTGAGGATCTTCTTTCGCTTGGCCTTGAGGTCGAGCGAGTCGTCGTGGAGCACGGCGACGATCAGGTGGCCGAGCTTGGCCTCGTACCCGCCGCCGTAGTCGCCGTCCCCGTCGTCGTCGCCGCCTTCGCCGTCGAAGTCGGTGTCGCCGTCGTCGAAGTCGGTGTCGTCGTTCAGTTCGGGATCCATGTCGCCCTCGATAAGTGGTCGCTTCCGTCTCGGAGGCGCGGCCCCTCGACGTGGTGAGAAGCCGCCGGAGGTCGGGAAGGGGAGGGCCGTCCGTGGCCCCATAACGCGTCCTGCGAGATACGCCCGAAGGTTCGGGACGGGCACTTGGCTGGCGGAGTCGTTTGACCCGCGGTGCCGCCGTTTCTTGCGGAGACGTTGTAACGGGGAGGTGGCTCGGATGGGACACTCAGTCCGGAAAAAATGCGAAAAACTGCGGAGGCTCAAGGATGTTGCCGAAGGAGAGATGAGTCGACTGGTCGCGAGGGCTGCGGACCTGCCGGGGCTCTACCGCACTACTGGCTATGCAGCACCGGCATCCGGGGCTAAACAAACGCGTGCGGCCCTACGAGTACGGGATCGTACCTATCGGGCCGTTGATTTCCCGCTAACTCCGTGGAGCTAACTCTATTCAGAATCTGGTGGATGGGATCGAAGCGGTTTGGGTTCGGCCGGTTTCTTGCCGAGGTTTCGCCACCACTTTCTGAGTCTGTGGACCGATCTCTGGAAAGACCATTTCCCGTTCTCCGCAATCAGCCATGCCTTCGACACAACTCTTTGCCTGCTGTCGAATTCTACGACCACGCCGCCATCCTCTGACGCCCAGAGGTCGCCTTCCTCCGGAAGGCTTGAGAGAGACGGGTCTCGTACCAGGTGCGTCATATTGTCGTAATCATCCTCTCTCGGTCTGCTTTCAGACATCTCTGGCGGGCAGTCCTTGTCGGGTGGTCTGCCGAGGAGGTATTCCACCTCCGCGCGAGTTGCCCCCCGCTGAATGCGACAGTAGTTGGCCCATGTAATTCCCGGGCGGTCTCGTAAGGAACGAGCGAAAAGCAAAACTGCCGCCATCAGGACTGCCGCCGCCGACCCCGCGACTAATCGCCTTCTCGTGAGTCTGAGCATGGTCGTTTCTCGCGAATCCTGCCGGGAAAGTCGCCAGGTTCATGTTCCGAAGGGTTTGCCTCTTTCTCATCGGCGCCGGAACTTCTTCCACTTCGGATCCTCCTGTAGTTTTCCGGTGATCGACCATAGCGCGACGCCGGTCGTCGGGGCCCAGACTTCGGCACCGGTCTTGTCGGCGACCAGTTGCAACCACGAGTCATTCTCGCCCCTGCCTACCTTGCAGCCGGAGAATATAATTACCGCCCCTTTGTCGTACTTGAAGCGGGCCAGCTGTTCCGCAATATATCCGCCGTTGCTATTCGTAATCATGGTCGCATACTTTGACTTGTCGTCGAACCCCGGCCCCCTTCGGGAGGAAGACCCGATGTCGAAGTGCTGGTCATTACCGTGGCCCTGGATTTCTAGCAAACTGATTGTCCCGTCGGTCCCCACTATCTTTCTGATACCGTCGAACAACTGGCCGGCATCCCCATGTCTGAAGTTTCCGGGGTAAAGATTGTCCGGAAAGTCGTTCAATATTCCTTTTTCGCCGAACCTCCACCCCTCCTTCATGATTGCCTTCTCCGCGGCGAGAATCTTCTTGCTTTTTGAGTATTTAGCCAGTATCTCTATAGATATTTGAGTCGGGAGTATGTCCTCGTTCAGGAGTGCCTTTGCCTCTCTCTTCTGGCGGTCCGTTAGTCCGCCTAGCGTCCCGGCGAGTTTTTTCTCCCACTCTTCTCTGATGGCCTTCTCTTCGTCCTTGTGTCGCGCAATCAGCTCTTTGTCGTCGTCCGTCAAGAAGCCTTTTTTCCAGCCGTCGGCGTCATCCGGCAGCGCTTCGTGGCCACCGGTGTAGGCGATCAGTCCCGCTGTGCCTGCGGTGAAAGCGGCAGTGCCTTGCTTAAGCCCCGGGTCACCGGGCGGCATAACTTTGTCCTGACTGCTCTGACCTGGCTTTCGCGAATCCTTTCTATCATCGCTAGCCCCGGGCAGTCGACAATTGGCGTTGTGCCTATCGGGATCATACCCGATCTTGGGCCCCTTGTAACGACCGCTCTTGTGCGGCAGACACTGTTCCAGCGTCGCATGCACGTCTTCCGTAGAGGCGTCCAGGCTTTGTTGCGGCTGGTCCTCCCTTTTCTCCTGCCGGATCAATCGCCGCTCGCGGGCGGGATCGAGTCCCTCCCACTTGGCCCAGGTGGCCTTGGAGAGGACGCCGGCCCGGTTGAGCGCCGCGGCGCGGCTGGTCTCCCTGTCCTTGTCGCGGGCCACCGGGGAGGGCGGCTCGACGTGCAAGGCCACCCGCCCTAGCACCTCCCGGGGCAGATCGCCCCAGCGGGCGGCGCACTCCAGCACGCGCCACAGGGCGCCGCAGCGTCGCGGGCCGCCGTAGCGTCCGTCGCCGAAGGCGCGGGCCAGTTGGCGCTGCAGGCGCTCGAAGTGCTTGACGGCCGGCGCCTCGGCGACCAGGGTGCTGGCGTAGTTGGCGTTCTCGGCGTTGCTGGTCAGCATGTACTCGGGGAGCACTAGCCGGGCGGCGACCGCCCGCAGCTCGGCCTGCAGGACGGCCACCAGGGAGTCGGCGGGGACGCGTGCGGCGGGGAACTCGTAGTCGGTCTGCTCGGGGACGTCCAGGATGGTGCCCGGCAGGTAACGCTGCAGGTAGCGGGTGCTGCCGCCGAGGGGGTCGTTGACGGCGAGGTCGGCCTGGCCCTGCTGCCAGGCGGAGACGGCGGAGGCCGAGTACTGCTTGTGCTTGCGGATCAGGGCGAAGGTGGCCTGCACCTGGGCCAACGTCGACATGTTTTGCAACAGCTTGTCGGCCCGCAGCAGGTTCTTGCGGACGGGGACCAGGGTCGGGTAGCCGCGCTTGGCGGTGCGGTCGACGTTGAAGCGGACGTGCACCACCTCACCGGCGGGGACGCGCGAGGGCGACCAGCTGAGGGAGGGTTCCTCGACGACCCAGAAGGCGCGGGTGTCCTGGACGTCGTGCTCGGGGGTCTCGACGCCGAAGGACAGGTGGGCCGACTGGTCGCCGGGGCTGCGAACGTGCTCGGGCTCGACAGTGCGGACAGTGCAGCGTCCGTGGCCGGTGTGGAAGAAGCGGAGGAAGGCCTCGCCGTCGCGGTCGGCGCGGCGCATGACCTCCTGCTCGAGTTCGCCCCAGTCGGTGCGTTCCAGGAAGCGGTCGAGGACGCGCTGGGCCTTTTTGCACAGGTCGTGGTCGCCGCCGGGGTAGTCGCCGCTCGTGCCGTTGGCGGGTGCGGCCCGGTAGCCGAACCCTTTCCCGACGACGTAGGAGACGCGGTTTTCCAGGGCGTTGAGTGCGAAGACGTTGAAGGCGGCCAGCCAGCGCGAGTAGTCGCGGAGGACCTTGAGTCCGTACTCGGTGACGTAGACGGGGAGCAGCTCGCCCTTGAGGCGGTTGTCGAGGTTGAAGGGTAGATTCTCGCCGGCCAGTGGGAAGAAGAAGTCGGGGGTGTCGAAGAGGGGTTCGGCGGGGTTGACGTAGTCGTCGTACCAGTTGGCGGCGGTTTCCAGGGTGCGCTGGCGGAGGAGGAGTTCCTGTCGTTCGACCTGCTCGCGGAGTTGGGCCAGTGACGGCTCGGGGGAGTCGGGCATGGGAGGTGTCCGTGCGATGTGCGGGCGTCAGGCGCCGGGGATCGGCAGGCCCGGAGGTGGCGAGGC